AACGCAAGGAAATCCGCCACGGCACGATCGATCAAATGTCGAAGGAAGAGGTCCAAAAGAAGCTGGACGAGCTGAAAAAGCTCTACGGCGGGCCGCCGGGCCGCCTGATCGAGGCTACGCCCGACGAGATAGCCTCCAGCAACGCCAAGGAGGCCGATCCAAGCTTCGATCCCGGTGTGGAGGACCCTCCGCCCGACATTTTCGAGAAAATCGATCCTAGCCCCCTTTCTGATGAAACCTGAGGCCGCTTTTTCGGCCCGGGTCCGCAAAGGGCTGGCGGGGCTGGACATTGACCGCATCGAGAACAGGGTCAATCTTGGCATTTCCGACATGCTGGTGGGGGCTGGCCGCCGCTTTGCCATGATGGAGCTGAAGGTGGTCCAAGGGTACGCCGTGGGCCTGCGGCCGCATCAGATTGCATTCCTGACCCGGCACGCCCTCGCTGGCCGCCCTTGCTTTGTCCTGATCCTGTGGAAGGCCTCGCGCTCCCGGCCCGACATGGTGTGCCTGTATCGCGGCCTCGATGCTGTTGCCTTGGCCGAACATGGGATGCAGATCGCGCCGCTGGCCGCGTGGCCGTCCAAGGGCATACCATGGGAAGAGCTCGAGCAAAAAATAATTGCAGAAAGTGCTTGACGCCTAAAAACAGTTGTGCTCTAATGGCGGTGTTGTCACGTGACAACATCAACCGAGAAAGGATAAAACGATGGCACGCATGCTGGTTTTTATTGATGCGGGATCAATTGAAGTGCTGGACGAAGTGCTGGGCAACGCCGTGGATTGCGCCGTGGTGGAGGAATACGCGGTGCTCACCTATGACGGAATTCCTCGGCATTATCTTGACGGCGAGACGTCCGACCCGCAGTGGTACAACGACATGGCGCAGCGCTGCGCGAAGGTGACATCATGAGGCGCATTCTCCGTGATGCTTTTCGCAGTGATGAGCTGCAATTTCAGCTGTGCGAAGTGATCGCCGTCGACGATAAATGCCCCGTCGAATCCTTGCCTGATGCCGTGATTATTGAGGAAGCCGCCTTTGTGCTCTCCAAATACACGGACGCTGCGCAGGGCTTTTTCCACCATGCCGAATTGCAAGGCGACGAAGGGCCCGAGCTGAAACGAGCGGCGCGCGCGAACGTGAAGGCGCTGCGCGCTTTTTTGGCCAAGTATCGGGACAAGCCAAAGGCCGCCGCAGTGCCAATATCAGAAGAGCTTGCACCGTTTTAAAATTCTGCTAGAATTAGTCCTGCAGTACCTAACTGAGAAAGGATAAAAGACATGATTAAGACCGTCGCAATCAGTGGCAACTCGAAGACCGGCCCGATCGCTGTTACGTACCGCAGCGGCCAGCATGAGACTTTTGCAACGTGCCCGACCAGCTGCGCATTGCACCCGCGCAGTGAATCCGGCGCTGTTGTTGTGGACGTCGACTACATGCAGGCCGTATCCGATGCAGTGCCGCGCAATGGGAAGGCGTGGACTTATTCGCATTTTCCGGCGGAAGCTTTGCCGATACCGCGCGAAGGAAAAACAGTATTTAATGCATCATGCGATAGCATGGCCGATGCAGTGCGCACGGTAGAGCTTGGCCGTCCGGCCGTGTATGCCGCGCCAGTGGGCACCAAGTGGCCGCAACGCATGCATGGTGTGCTGTTCGCACAATGTCCGGCGGAGCTCGCCGATAATTTCACGTGCCAGCAGTGCGGGAATGGCTCGCCGTTGTGTGCGCGTGGCGATCGCTCGGTGGTGGTGGTGTTCGTTGCGCACGGCAGTGGGAAAAAACGCGTGGGCACTGGTAAAGGCGGATGCTATGCCGCCGGAGGGCCTACCGCTATCCAGTGGCACGGCCTGAAAAAGACCGGCCGCGCCGATGATGCCGCCGCCGTGCGAAGCTTTGCCCGCTCGCTGCCGCCGGGCTCGCTGTTGCGCCACCATGTGGCCGGGGATATCGGGAGCGATAACGCATGATTGCTGTTATCTTGGTGTTGGTGGTGCTGTGGTGGTTCATTGACCAGTGCGATAAATAAAGCTTGCACGGTTCAAAAAAGGGTGGTAAACTGTTTTTAGTCGTTGCAATTGCAGCGGCACAATCAAACTGAAAGGATAGCAAAATGGCACATATGATCGACGAGACAACCGGCCGCGCAGCAATGGCCTACACTGGCGCAACCCCGTGGCACGGCCTCGGACAGGCACTGACGCCGGACGCAACGATCGAACAGTGGACGGAACAAGCCGGGCTGAATTACCGCGTGCTCGAATCCGTCGTTGAATACACGACGCCGAGCGTTACCGGCATGCAGGCATGGCCGGAGCGCAAGGTGTTGCATCGCTCGGACACGGGCGCGCCGCTGGCCGTAGTGTCGAACGGTTACAACGTGGTGCAGCCGTCCGAAGTAATGAGCTTTTTCCGCACGCTGGTAAACTTGGGTGGGTTCAAGCTTGAGACGGCGGGCGCGCTGTCGCATGGCCGCCGGGTGTGGGCACTGGCGAGCGTGGGCGAAGGCGCGCCGGTAGTCGACGGGGACATAGTTAAACCCTATCTGCTGCTCGGCACAAGTTACGACGGCACAATGGCAACCATTGCGAAATTCACCGCGATTCGTGTCGTGTGCAATAACACCATCACGGCCGCCGTGGGCGGATACAGCAACGGCCGCCCAGTGGCGGGCGAATCCGAGACCGATAAAGGCTATCTAAAATCCGCCGTCCGCGTGTTGCACAGTGAGCGCTTCGACGCTGATTCTGTCCGGCTGCAGCTGGGCGTGGTGGTGAATCAATTCGAGGGTTTTATGGTGCAGTCGCGGCAGCTGGCCGGGCAGTCAATGACGCGCGAAGAGTGCGATGCATTCGTGGCCGAGCTGCTGAAGCCGTACCACACCAGCGCGAAGCCGATCGACGAAACGAAAGGCTATAAACGCATTCTCGAGCTGTTTAACGGCGCAGCGATCGGTGCAGATATCAAGGGCGTGGCGGGCACGCGCTGGGCGGCATTGAATGCTGTCACGCAGCTGGTAGACCATGAGCGCGGCCGCTCGGACAATACCCGGCTCGAATCCGCGTGGTTCGGCACTGGTAACGCACTGAAACAGCGCGCACTGGAGCTGCTCGCGGCCTGAACAGTTAGCAGACAATTGCACGCACCGCGTAACATAGGGGAAATCTACTGTACGCGGTGCGCCAATAGCGGAAAACTATTAGCTGGAAACCGGGCCTCGGCCCTTGGTGCGTGGTGGTGTGAAAATGTATTGCGCAGCGCGCGCCGTGGTGCGTGCTGCGCGGTGCGCGGCACGCGGTTCGCGTGCCTGTTGACTTCCGCCGCGATTCTGTTTATAGTGGCGGCACGCCAATCGCGGCGGATAACCTAGAAAGGATATTCAGCATGAAAAAATCAGAGCGCTTTGCACTCGACCAGTGGCTTTCCGATTACCCGGGCGGCATGGCCTATGCGGACATTATCGGGACGCTTACGGCGGAGGATGATTTGTGGGAGGCGGACGGTTTCACGCCGTGGGAGGTTGTCGAAGCTTTCCCGCTCAATGCTGTGGCCGTGTTTATCGATGACACGCGCGTGGTGCTGGAGCGCTGCTTTCCCGAATCGCTGTCAGAGGAGGGCGCAGCATGAATGACTCAAGCTTGCCCACATGGGAGAACCAGCTGCAGCGCGCGCGTGACTTGCTGCGCGAACAAGGGCGCGCAGCTCTTGAAAATCCACACGCTGCAACCGGCCGCATATGCGGGTGCCGCGCGTGCTTTTGTTGCGCAGCCTTGCGGGTGCTGCGCGAGGAGGGCGCAGCATGAATGACGCCCAGCTGGCCGCGTACCTGTTCAACGAGCGCCGCCCGATCCTGTATCTGCAAGACCCCGGCCATGGATGGTTCAGCGTGAAACGCGCAGCGCTTGACGCGCTGGGCGTGCTGGATCGCGTGACGCCGTACAGCTACCAGCGCGGGGCGTCGGTCTATCTCGAGGAGGACTGCGACGCTGCGCTGTTTATCAACGCGGTGCGCGCTCGCTTTGGGCGCGACCCGTTATTTATTGAACGGCACACGTACCCGGGAAACCGGTACAGTCCAATCCGCACTTATTCGCGGTTCGTGCCGTAAAGAAAAAGCTTGCACAATGCGCCGGAATTGTTTATAGTGGCGGCACGCCATTCCGGCGCAACCTAGAAAGGATACAGACATGGAACAGTCAGCAGTAGTAAAGATGCTCGAGGCGATGCTCGCGACTCTGGTCGAACAGGTCACCGCAGCGGTAACCTTGCAACTGGGCACGGTAATCGAACAGCGCTTTGCCAATGCACGCGCCGAGCTCGAGGAGACGGTCGCAGCACGGATCGCGGTGGACGAGGCCGCTCTCGATGACCGCATCACCAGCTGGATGGAAGACCACCTGGACTCAGAGATCAATCGCCACATGAACAACCACTTTGATATCGATGATCATGTTAACTGGGTGGACGTGTTAGATGACCACATCGACCTAGAAGGCAGGGTAGAAAACGTGCTCGAAGGGATGGACTTGTCAGACTACATCAGCACCGCGATAGAGGGGATCGACTTCAAGGGGAAGGTGCAGGAAGTTCTCAGCAGCGCGACGATCAGGATCGAATAGACTATCGGGGCGCGCGCCCCGATAGTTAAAACCAATCACGAAAAAGCTTGCACAGTCCGCCGGAATTGTTTATAGTGGCGGCACGCCATTCCGGCGGACAACCTAGAAAGGATAGCAACCATGAAACGAGTGCAGACCATCACCATCGGCGGCCAGAGCTACATCATGCCCGATTACATGGATATCAAGACCCGCACCCAGATGGCAGCATCGTTGCTGATGTTGCAGCAGCTGGATCACGAATATGACAAGGACTATGGCACCTATTGGTTCGAGTCCGATCGCAACCTGACCGTGAACTTCGGGTGGACTGAAGTGCACGACAGCAAAGCAGCAGCACTCACGGCACGCGATGCACGCAACCAGCAACTGGCACGCGAGAAGGAAGCCGCTGCCAACGCATAGCGCACCGCTATCGGTGTGCCTGACCCGATAGCCTCGCGCTATCGGGTTCGCGCTGCGTGCCCCGCCTGTGTTTTAGCAGCGCGAATGCGCTGCAGGCGGGGCAAGTGACTTAGAGGTAGGGGTAGGGGAAAAAACAGGCCAGCTTCTGTGGAGACGAGACTTTAGGCTCGATTTCTGCCATACAGAACACCCACAAAACAGTTTGGAAAAAGGGCCCCCTTTGTTGTAAAAAGGTGCACCCCGGGGGTATATTTGCAACTTATGAAACCTACGAAGCTTTCTGTACCCACAGACATCGAGGCCGAACAGCTTCGACTCGAGCTCCGTCTCAAGCAGCTGGAAGCCCGCGAGGCGTGCACCTCGAACTTCCTTCCTTTCTGCCAGTACGTCTGGCCAGAAATGCTTGTCGGGGATCACCACAGGATCATCGCCGAGGCCTTTGATCGGGTGGTTGCTGGCACGTGCAAGCGCCTGATGATCGCGATGCCCCCGCGCCACGGAAAAAGCCAGATGGGCAGTTATCTGTTCCCCGCCTACCTGATGGGCCGTCGCCCCGATGCAAAACTCATTGTCGGCTCGCACACAGCGGAGTTGGCGCAGCGCTTTGGCCGGATGATCCGAAACCTTGTCGATCACGAGTCGTACAAGGAGCTCTTCCCTGACATGAAGCTTGCAGCGGACAGCAAGGCGGCTGGCCGGTGGGCCACGGCCCACGGAGGGGAAGCCTTTTTCATCGGTAAGGGTGGCGCGATGACCGGTCGCGGTGGTGACATTGTCATCTTGGACGACATCTTGGACGAGCAGGACGCGCTGTCGGACACGGCGATGGAGAACACGTGGGAGTGGTACACCTCGGGTCCGCGCCAGCGCTTGCAGCCCAATGGCGCGATCATCGTGATCAACACGCGATGGAAGACCGATGACTTGTCTGGCCGCCTGATCCGCCAGCAGGGGTACTTGAAGTCGGATCAGTGGGAGGTGATTGAGTTCCCGGCGATTTTGCCTTCGGGCAGGCCGTTGTGGCCCGGGTATTGGAGCCTTGACGAGTTGGAGAAGGTCAAGGTCTCGATTGGCATGAAGAAGTGGCAGGCGCAGTGGCAGCAGCAGCCGACCAACGATGAGGGCGCGATTCTGAAGCGCCACTGGTGGAGGAAGTGGACGCAGGGGTATGTCCCGCAGTGCGAGTACATCATCCAGAGTCTGGACACGGCGTACTCGAAGAAGGAGACGTCGGACTACTCTGTCATCTCAACGTGGGGGGTGTTCACACC